TGCTCTTTCATTGCCTCGGCCATCATCAGCCAGCGAGTCATCTGTTCTGGTGTGCATGCTGATAATGTGGTTGGTAATTTTATTTCAAGTTGTTTCATACTCTCAAAGCCATATATCTTCCTCGGTTTGTGAATTCCTTTCTGCTATGCCATGCCAATGCAGTTGACATCACTCCATCATCATGCAATCCAGCTGGTGCAGAATAACTCACATTCCTGGTATTCGGATTGTAAATATAACTAAAATTATCAAGCTCATCTATCAACCATTGCTCATTGATAATTGAGATAGCTTGTTGCTCGAATGCCACAGCAAGATCCTCAATGATGATTGGCTTTGTTTTGGAGGATGTCACAAATGGATGGATCAGATTCTTGCATCTTGCCTGGAGCATCTCAAAGAACACGTCACCTTGATTGTTCACCTCCACCAATGTGATGGCATTGTATTGCTTAATTAGCTCAGCAACCTTGTCAATTATCCTGGTCCATTCATCATGCCTCCATCTGTGAGCTGTTACCATCTGACCATCTTGATTAAGGATTGACAGAACAGTGTAGTCATCAGCTCGTCCAATGTCAAGGCCAGCGAACATCTTCTGAGTCTTTGATGCTGAGCCAATGCACTCATGAACATTCTTGAATATACCACTGGCATTATCAATGAACTCAGCCAGATACTCTTGCCTGAACACATGATCTGGCAGTGACCTCTTCCTCTCATCCAACTCTCTTGGATCAATCATCGGATTGTCATAAGATGAGTAATGAAAGTAAGCATATCTGTCATCATAGTTTGGTTGCATGCACAATCTATGGAAATGATTCTTTCCTTTTGGAGTTGAGATAAAGATCACTTTCTTTCCTTTGACCAGGACAGTTGCACTCAAGACCTCATCCCATAACTCTGGTCTTGTGAAGGCCATCTCATCCACAACCATATAGTCAAATGTGTTACCTCGGATATTATCTGGTCTCTCACCTGAAAAGAATTCAATTGTGGAGCCAAAGCCATTCACCATCAGATCTGATCGGTTGAAAGTAAACAATCCACTCTTTGCAACTGCTCTCTCAAGATCAGCAAAGACTTTCTTGCCTTGCTTATAAACTGGAGTAACCCAAGCTATGCGACAGCCTTTATCATTGATGGCCCACCAAAGTAGTTGATTGATTCCAAGCAAGGTCTTTCCAAACTGCCTACCAATGTTGAGAGCATAATACTTCTCATGGCCATGGTTGATGGCATCATGAATCTCTCGCTGTTTGTCATGTGGTTTGTAACCTTTGACTGTACTCATTCAAAGTCAAACTTCTCTACATTCTTAGTCTCAAGTTGCTGGCGATCATGCATGCCAAGTCTGTTCTTAGCATAGAAGATTCCTTTGCCTTCATTGCCTACAATGTCAATGGCAAGGCCTTTGAATAGGTCATCTATCTTTTTGATAGTGTCGGATTTGAGTTTGTCATCAGAATTCAACCAAGCATAATAAGTATCTCTATGAATGCTCTTATCTTTCCTCACAATAGGAATCCAAATCCTAAGAAAATAGTCTATTGTTGGAATATGTCTATCCAATACCATTACAATATCTCCTTTATTAGATATCATTTCTTTCTTGTGGTTAAGACACTCCTCAATATAGATATGAGCAAGTTCCTCCAGATGTATTATAAACTCATCGGAATATGCCATTGTTCTTATAATATATTATTGTTCGATTATTTACAGTACTTAACATAGAATGTGTATGGTAGTACTTTCATCTTAGTGAGTAGCCATAGGATGATTCTGTACTTTTTAAAGTCATATCTATCGAACTCTGACCTGTCTCTCTTTCTGATGTTGATTAGTCTGAGCATTCTCTCTGCACTGGAGCCAAGTTTAGTGATGTCAAACTCTGACTTTTTGTTGAACTGCTCCATGGCTTGCTCCTTTGTAAGCTTGCCACTTCTCACTTGTGCTGCAAGATAGACAATACGCTTATCAATGTCAAACTTTTCAGGGAGGAGGAATGATCCAACAAATTCAGTGTAAACATTCTCACAATGCTTGCCACCATAATCTTGCCAGTTGATTAGTCTCTTCATCTCTGCCTCCATTGAGTCTCTATCAAATCCATAATGAAATGGTCTGACATTCTTGATTCCTAATGCAGCATAGAATAGTTGATCCTTGAAAGTGAAAAGAGGATAGTTCTGGAGTCTGAGTCCAGAATATTTATTGTATACTGATTGGATATACTTTGCATCCATATAGGTCCATCCTTTTGGAGTTGATCCTTCAGTTCTGAAATCATGACCATTGAGAATGTATTTGATGTTGTATTTGAATGCAGTATCATACATCAGTTTGGTCATTGCAATATCATTTGGAATATCAGCATCTGGAACGCCAGCCCAAAGGAAGGCATCATTGAGTCTATCATATTCCTCCTTATTCACAGTGTATGTGATTGAGTCAACTCCGAGGAGCTTGACCAGTTGAGTCATATTGTGTACAGCTTCAGGAGCATTCCAATGATTGTCGAAATGGATCACTAATGGTCTTAGATTCCAATACTTCACAGCAGTGTAGAGCAGAGTTGAGGAGTCAATACCTCCAGAGATCCCCATGATACAGTCATATTTATTATCATGACCTTTGACTCTGATTTGTTTTATCAGATGTTTTAATTCATGAGGATTAGATTGCAGTTCTAATTGATCATGCAGATCACAGTATTCGCATTGATGCTCACCTATTGTTGCAATGGTCTCATCAAATAAACAGCGTGGACATTCTTTCATAGTTAACAAAGTTATGATAAATTTTACTAATATACACATTATCCACATGCCGAGTGGAATACTCTCTGATGATTGATTGGCAGATGTCATCCACTGACTGCCAAGGAATAGAGGCTGGCAGATCACCATTGTAAATGGACCGCCTTCCCATCAGTCCCATCTCAATGTTGGTATTTGGACAGCCATCATGTGGAGTCAGTCTGAGATTCAGAAAGCATTGAGAATACACATCCACAAGTTGATCTTTGGTAAATGTATCATGACCAGCTCTTATGATAGGTATGTTGATTCTTTCTTTGATTTGGTTAATTAGGTCTTGACCATAATACTCTGGAGCATTGCCAGAATACCAGAATATCTTGTCACCATTAGGCACCAATGGCCAGTGATGTGGCATGACTGCATTGATAGGACACCATATTGACTCAATGCCTTTTGATTCAAGAGTCTCAAGCACTTGTAAGCTCACAGCAATGTTGACTGAGTCCTTCATAAACTTAACCCACTCCTCTGGCAGATCTTTTGCATCTGATCCGAACCAGACAATTGTGCTGGATCCGATATGAGTTGTAAGCATTATAAGATCATCCTCTCTGTACATTCCCATGAATACAGTATCAACTATTGGAGAATCGTATGGTGTTAAGTTGAATTTTTCAATGAGTCCTTTGTCAAGTCCAGCAAGTGATTCTGAGATATGTGCTTGCATTATAATTGGTTTATTTCGTTTTGAACTTTATTCAGATAGTCATCAAACAAGCTGCCTTCAGTTGCATAAAATAAAGATTCATGAAAGAATCTAATCTCCTCAACTGAAATCAAGGCACATTGCTTGGCTCTTTCAATACTGTTATCTGCAAATGGAATATTATCTAAATATTTATTAACAAGTTTTTTTGCCTTCTCTTTTGGTGTCATAGTAGTTCTTTTAATTCACTAAACTCTTTATCCAATAGACTGATATCACATCTCTCTGACTTCAGAGATCCAGTCCAGTGATCAGTGAATTTATGTTTGTTATTCCATTTGTTTGTCGAGATGGATAGCAGTTGCACTGAGCTGTCACATTCCAGGATGCCAATCTCTTGGTTGCTCTTCATAGCCTTGAGCCACATGGACCAATCAAGACCAGAGTTGAGTTGATGATTGAATGGAGTCCAGTTGATAGCCTCCAGGAATTCTCTATTTAAAAAGCGACCAATACCTATTGGCTCATTTTGCCTCATCTGATCCTTGTATCCTTTCCAATGCACCAGTCTGATTGACTCAGATACATCAGCAAAGTGACAGCCTAACTGACCAATCATTCCAAAGTCCTTGCTGTTTTCTTTACATCTTTGAATATATCCATCACTGCACCAATCAGATGAGCCCATGAAGATCACTGCATCTGCATTATAATTCTTTGAAGCCTGGAATCCTTTGTTCCATTTGTTGCCAAGAGTATCATTGTCAATGGAGATGAATTCAACATCCATTTGTTGAGCAATATCCATTGCCTCTCTCTCATGACCTAAAATTATCGGAGTGACTCCTTGCCTCTTAAGTCTTGAGATAGTTAATCTGACAAGAGGAAATCGACCAAATACTGGTATCGGAGCTGTGACTATCATTGTTTGATTCCAATAAAGTGAATACGAGGCTTGAGCTGCTCACCATCATTGATTGACTTCAGGAGCTTTCCCATTGCATTTCGAACACATGTTGCACATCCAAGATTTAACTTGCCATGACCAGCAGCTTTATACCATTGAGCCAGCTCTTTTTTAAGAGTTGAATCAAGAGAAAAAGATCTTGTCTTGCTGAATCTATCAGCTTGATCTAATAGTTCATCACTTACTTTCATATATCAAGATTAAGTCAGATAATAAATAGCTGATGAATGCCAAGCCAACAAGATGCCAATCAAAGAATGATGCACCAATGACTGCTATCCAAAAAGATAGACAGCTCTGACAGCTGAATGGTTTCATATCAGGAAGATTGAAGCTCTGGAGAGCTCTCGCAAATCCTATTGGTAGAGTTATTATAATCAGATAAATCATATTTGAATTGTTTAATTGCTAAGTGAATTGTATCAAGACTGATTCCAGTCAATGTTCTTATCTCTCGATATGTCATCCCCATCAGATGCATCTTTGTGATCTCTTTGGTAAACATCTTTTGATCATCTTCAGGACTCTGATGAAGATAGTCATCCAAGAGCTCTTGAGCTGTTGTGACTTCGTAGGCCTCATCATCTGATTGCCTGGAGTCCATATCTGGGAGCTGGTCATGTGTCTTGAATAACTTATTGAATGTGGAATCCCTCCAGTTGTACTGGTTGTATGCATATCTTGCGAAGACTCTTGGAAGATCCTCTTGTCTGATGCTAAGCTCATGCACCAATAAATAGACGTGGCTGACCAAGTCTGAAGATATTGGATTCCCTCCAGTGATTTTACTGGCAATGATATAGGCCTCTTTTTTCCAGAATTCCACATTGCTAAGTTATGATATTTTAGAATACCATTTAAACCATTTGATATAGAAATCCTCAGATACCTTTGACTCATTCATGAATCTCCAGAGCTGAGTTGTGTTGACTCCGATATCCTCAGCTATATGGATCTGTTTATATCTGTTGCTGATTCTTGACTTGGTTTCTTTAATCATCCAGGTCTTGATGTTGTCATCTGGATCCTTCAGATAGATTGTGATAGTTTTCATTTTCTAAATTGAGTTGTCATTAACCAGAAAAATGCTAATGCTATGAATGTGAATACTCCAATTGATCCGAAAAAATAATATATTCCATAATAGAATAACACTATCCCCGCAACCAGCAAGAATAGTGTTAATATCCAAATTACAATATCTTTCATTAGAATAGAGTTGATTCTATTTTGTAAGCATTCAGAGTATTGTAGTATTTGCCATTGTACTCTCTTCCTCTCAAGTCAAATGACAGCTCAACCTCTTCACCGATTGCCAACATGTTTACATCTTGAATGCGATCATTGGCCGCTTGGAATTGAACTTTCTGAGGATACTTCTCATCTGGTGTCTCAATTACAAAATCCATTACTCTGAACTTTTCAGAGACTTGCTTTGCATCTCCTTTGTGGATCAGCTTTCCTTTTAGTTTATACATTTTACTTATTATTTAACTGATTAATATACTGTGAATAATACTCACTCGCTGCTGTTAGCTTCTCTTTCATTTCATCAATGTAATCTAAATTGATTGAGTATTTCAAGACTGTGATTCTCTTGGCTGGATCAATATGACTCACCTTGTGAATGGATCTATTATCCCAGTCACCAAGCAAGGTGTCATCTGTGTCTATCATGCAATAGATTAATTCAGCGTATTGCTTATTTAGCAACCAACAATACCCTCTCAATTGCCATTCGTAATCCTTGTTAATTCCTTCATCTGGAATTGCTGGCCAAGTCTCAAGTGACCAAGATGTCTTGATGTCAATGATGCAATCATCCAGGATGATGTCTGGCTGTCCAGTTAGATATTCATTCTCAAATCTTTCATTATTCTTGACATAGAATGTGCCTCTCACTTGATTAACCAGAGCAATTGATTCCTCCTCCCAATCAATACCTTTTAGCATTGGCTTTGTTGTGATGGATGTTTTGAATCCAAAGTAATCCTCTTTTGCTTTCATTTTGATATAGCTCTTTGCAGTCTCAGACAATATCTCTGACTTAGCCTTTGGACTTGTCATGAGCTTTCCTAATGATGATGGGTGCCATTTCATAGTTGTGCCTCCTGGTCCTTAGTTAGTGAGTAATTAGTCTTAAGTTGCTCAAGAGAATACTTACCATTGCTGATTGCATCCTTTGCCTTGGTGAACTGCTCTTCTGACAATGTTGGTTTCTTAGCTGATGCCGATGCAGTATTACCATCATCATCCACTGACTGCAATGCCAAAAGTGATTGCAATGTCCCTCTTCGAAAGTAAGTGATTGCTCCGAGTAGTTTCTGAGGATCAGTGATGTCAGGGAGTTGCATCCATGACTCAACCATCTCTCCTGAATCAATGTCAATGATCTGAGTGAAGACAATGTGATCCTTCACTG